AAAAGCCAAGTGAACTCATCGAAAAGCAATTTATCGATGAGTATTTTCTCTTGACAAGAAGAGTCAAGGGTATGGGCTTAACCTTAAAGGACTTTTGGGAAATGGATTATCTCATCTTCGCTCAATTATTGAATAATGAGTTGGAAATCATCAAAGCCGAACAGAAAGAGGCAGAGAAGAACAGATTAGAAAGTAAATCCTCTTCCAAGACTGGCAAGATGACAACACCGAAGTTTGAAGATAGTGAGGATTATGTGGATATTTACGAATCATTAATAGAGGAGTAAAATGTTAGATGTAAAATTCAAGACTGATAAGGCAGTTAAGAAACTTGAAAGACTACCACAGAACTTGAAAAAAGCAATAGGCAGTACATCTGATAAGATAAAGTATGATGTGTATGAGCAAGTGTTACCGATTGCTCCAAGATGGAATGAAGTGTTAAGACATTCCATATTGTCGGAGAGTTATGATTTCGTGGAAACACCTTTTGGTATGCAACAACACTTGGTTTATGATGCTTGGAATCCAAGAACTGGTTTTCATTATGCAGAGTTAAGGTATACTAATACTACAAGTGGTGTGCCAAGATGGGCTTCCATTGGTGGTGAAGAGGCAAGACCATTGATTGAAAAAGAGATAATACAAGCAGTTAAAAAAGGAGTTGGTAGATAAATGTCAGTTGATGCTTTTACAGTAGATGGAGTAATAAATGTAGACACTACTCCTTTTGAAAGTGGTTTAACAAAGGTTACAAGCCAATTATCCAAATTAGGCACATCTATGAATGAGATTATGGAGATGGGTGGTGGTAACTGGAACTTCAATGGTGCTTTAAATGGTTTAAAGACATTACAAGATGACATCGCAGTAATCAAAGAAGATATTGCCACTATGAACTCTGAATTTGCCAATACTCAAGGGATAAATACTTTGAAATTAGAGATTATTACTCTTCGTACTGAAATGGATGCCATTAAAGAGAAAATTAGCCAAATAGGGTCAGTAGCCCAAGAGAATGTTACTAAAGTAGGTAATGCAATAGAATCTGCAAAGCAAAAGACATTGGGTTGGTCTGAACAGATAGCAAAGGTTACAGAGGGTATAGTTTCATTGATGACTAAAGAAGAGTTTTCTAATTATATCCTTGAGCAACAAGAGTCAGAGGTAGGTCAGATTAATGCCCAATGGAGAGAAATGCAAGGTTTAATCCAATCTAACACTACTTTTATGAGAGAGATAGAGGCAAGTGGTAGCAACATTGCAAGGTACTTTACTCACGAAACCCAAATACTTGAAAGGAATGTTGCATTGTTGGAGCAAGAAGCCGAACTTACCAGTATGCTTAATCAGAAGTCAAGGCAAAATGCAACTACTGTTTCTAACATTGCGAAAGAGTTGAATAGGGTTGCTAATTTCAGTAGAGAAGTCGGAACATACTTTGCTAATGAGGATAAGATACTTCGTATGAGTTTAAGGACAATCCAAGAGCAAGATAGAATACTTGCAGATAAACTTGCAAAGTCTGAAAGGGAAACTCAATTAGCAAAGGAGATTGCAGACATTAACAAGATGGATATGGACTTGCGAAAGGCTACTGGGTCTGCATTGTCTGAAATAGTTGATTTAACTGGATTGGAAGCCGATAACATTTTAAAGGTTGCTAATGGTGAGAAAGAGGTTCTTTCATTCATTGAAAAACAAGTTAGTGCAGAAAAGGAAAGACTTGATTTAATGATGGCTATTACTGAAATGGAATCTGCCCAAATATCCAAAGTGCCAGTTACTGGTGGAAAGGGTGCTACTGGTGGTAAGAACCAACTTGATAAGATGGGTTATTTGCCATCAAGGATTGGGTCTATGGCTTTGACTATGTGGGGTTTCAATGAGATAATGGATATATATGAAAAATCCAGTTCCAACCTCAATGCAAGAGGCTCACAAAAATACTTTAGCGAAGCCTTACAAACAGACCAAAGATACCTCAACCAAACCAAACAATCATCAGTTCAAGTAAGAACTGAAATGAGTAAATTAGGCGACCAACTTGATGCCTTGCAAAAGAAATACCAAAAGATTGATATGACAGTTGTCGGTGCAAATGCCGAAGAAACTGCATACAAATATGGTTTACAAGCAGATAAGATTGGTGATTTATCTGAAGTAATGGCAATATATGGTTCAGAGTTCGTTAAACAAGGAAGAAGCCAAGAAGACTCAATATTAGCATTAAACGATGCACTTGATGGCGAATTAAGGAGATTAAAGGAAGTTAATGTTGGTAAAGAGGAATTAGAGGCACATGGGTGGACTGGCGACCAAGCAAGTATGATTGATGCTCTTAAAGAGATTGCAGATGAAAGAGGATATACTCTTACTGCACAGAACATCACTAACTTGAATGATGCTATTGAAACATTAGAACTTAAGATAAGCAGAGATTTAGTTGATGCTTTTGAATATATCCAACCTATATTAATAGAAGTTGCTAAAGACTTCGTAATCATACTTGAGGCTCTTGAGGGTCTTGCAAGTTATCTGAATGAAATTTGGAAAAAGGTTTCTACTCGTTTGGATATAATGTTTGGTGTTCGGAATATGCAAAAGTTCGGTGATATTTCCACTAAAGTTATTGGTGGTTTGGTTACTGGACTTATTAGTTTGTACATCATTAAGAAAGTTGCAAGTGCTTTTAAAAGTGGTTGGAATACTATTCTTGATGTTCTTGGTAAGACTAAACCTATTGATGAGGCAAGTGATAGTCTTGGTAAACTTGGTGGGTCTACTAATACTGGTGGAACTTCTGCTCCTAAAGAGGGAGGTGGTTTCAAGGATGGTGTTAAGGGTCTTGCAAAGAATCTTGGTAAGATGGCTAAAGTCTTTGTGGAAGTGGCAGTTGCGATTGCTATGGCTTGGGCTTTGATTGAAGAGGCAATAATTTTGATTAGTGCTATTGGTTATACTTATGATTCTTTGAAACCTCAATTTGATAGTGGTATTGAGTTTATTAAGGAGTTTGGTTTGTGGTTTGCTTTGCTTGGTGGTGCTTTGCTTGTTTTCAGTTATGCTCTTGGTAAAGTGCCAGACTCTGCAATGAAAACCATAGGTAAAGGTGCAGTTAAGTTGGCTACTGGTATGGCTATTGCTATGGGTTTAATAGCCGAAGCGATTGTCTTGCTTAACTTACCATTGTTGGCTATTGCAAGTATTGGTGCAGTTCAGAATTGGCAACAAGAAAATATTGAGAGTGGAATTGCTACTATCCATATGTTTGCAGATGCTCTTAATTATATTGCAAGTGATGGCACTATTGGTTGGTTTATTGTTGGTTTCATTGTAATAAGTGGTATTCTTGGTGCTACTGCCGATGTGTTGGCAATTCCTATGGTAATTGGTATTGCTACAAGTTTGTTACTTGTTGCAGAAGCGATTGTGATGTTGATAGTTCCACTTGGAGCGATAGCATTGCTTGGTGCAAGTGCAAGTGCTTTAGGTGAAGAGAACATTAATCAAGGTGCAGAAACCATTCGTATGATTGGTAGAGTCTTGAAAGTGTTAGCCGAAGCGATGGTAGACCTTTTTGTAGTGGATATTGCAACATTAGGAATTATGCTTACTGAAAAAGCATCACAATTGCTTACTGGTAAAACTGGATTACAAGCATTAACAGAGGATATTATCCCAAGCCTTACTGATTTCATTAGTGATTTCAATGGTTTGGATATGGGAGAACCAGTAGACCAAGCCAAAGTTCAAGCGATACAACAGATGGCTACTGACATACCACCATTGTTCCAAGCAATACAGAAAGTCAATAATGCAATGGGAACTGGTGATGCAGTAGGCAACATCTTTGGTGCATTAGGTGGTGGAATTAGTGGTGCTATTGGTATGGGATTAAGTTCCAAGTTGGATCAATTGTATAATGATGTTCGTGATGTGATGAACTTTGCGAATAAACTTGGTGGTTTGTCTACTGCGAATGGTGGTGCTAATGCTACTGCGATTACTCAAACTTCTAATGCGATTGCTCAATTGAAAGTGAAACTTAACTTGTTTATTACTACTATTAGTAGTGCAAGTGCAAGAGTGCAAAGTGCAAGTCAAAAATTAGGTAATGCTTTGCCTACTGGTTTCAAGACTGGAAGTGCAAGTTTCAATAGTACAGTTGTTAGCACATTAGCGAAAGGAATTAGTGAAGTGCAAAGCAGATATGCTACTTGGTTGAGTGGTGGTAAAGCATCTGCACAGAAACTTGCAGATGGATTCAAAACCATAGGTGGCAAGTTAAAATCATCTGTTCGTGCAGAGATGGGTTATGCTTTAAGGGAACTGGATAACTATAAAGATGATTTCTATAACAAAGGAGCAATGCTTGGGCAATCATTAGTCGATGGATTTAAGTCTAAAAAGGCATTAGACCAAAATTCACCTGCTAAAATCACAAAGAGTATCAGAGAAGAGTTAGGATACTCAATGGAGGCATTAAATACTGGTAAACAAATGATGTATCAAGGTGGTGTTGCTCTTGGTCAAGCATTGACTAATGGTTACAATTCCTATGGAAACTTGCGAACTGATGTAGGTGTACTTGCATCAAAAGGAGTAAGTAATGAGCAACTTCAAGCAAATGCAAAGAACACTCAATTAAATGGCAACCAAAAAGGAAAAACCCCACAATTAACACAGACAAATATAAATATTGATATGTCAAACTCTACTGTCATCGGAGTTCAAGATTTAGATAATAAAATCAGACAAGCAGTAGAGAAAGCAATCGTATCAATCAATAGCCCAAAT